AGGAATAAGTTTAAGTACAATTTTCAAAACAATACAAACGTGTAATTTAAAAATTAAAAAAGAATGGCAAAAACTAGAGTAAAAAAATCATTAGGATTAGGTGATACAATAGAAAGAATCACAGAAGCTACAGGAATTAAATCTGTAGTTGAAAAAGTAAAAGAAGTAACAGGATGGGACTGCGGATGCGATGCACGTAAAGAAACATTAAATCGTTTATTTCCATACGTTAAACCAAACTGTCTAACAGAAAATAACTACAACTACTTAGTAAATTTGTTTAGTAAAAAAACAATTAACGAACTTACAATTAATCAACAGTATGAGTTAAGTGATATTTACTTACAAGTATTTGGCACTAAATTAGAACATAGTAATTGTGCATCCTGCTGGAGAGATAGAGTTAATGAATTAAGAAAAGTTTACGATACACATAAAGAAGATGCCAATACCAAAGCCTAAAGCAAACGAACCTAAAAAGGAATTTTTACAGCGATGTATGTCTAACCCTGTAATGGTTGCTGAATATTCAAAAGATAAACGTACTGCTATTTGCACAACTGCTTTTGAAACTAAATTAAATAGTAACCAAAAGATTAGTTTTGATTACGATGGTACTTTGTCAACTAAGAAAGGAACTAAACTTGCAAAAGATTTAATTAAAAATAATACTTTATATATTATATCAGCTCGTAGTTCTAAAACAGGAATGATTGATAAAGCAAGAGAGATAGGAATACCATTTAATCATATTTACGCTACAGGTTCAAATGAAGCTAAAATAGAGAAGATAAAAGCATTAAAGATACAAACGCATTACGATAATAATAACGATGTTGTAAATGCATTAGGAAGCGTAGGAAAAAAAATATAAATTATGGATAATATAATATCATTTTTATTAGGATTATGGGTATCATTTTTTATTTTTAAAATATGTATTTATTTTGAAAATAAAAAAATAACAAAAGATTTAAATGATAAACAAGATAAATTATATCAAAAACTTATTGATAATATTGATAAGCAAAATAAAAGAGATAGTGTAAGTTCTTTAAAAATTAATTGAATAAACAAATTTTTTTCAAATGGAGCAAGGAGAAGAAGTAAAAAAGGCTAGAGGAGGTGCAAGGGCTAACGCAGGACGTAAAACTGTAGCTTCTGAACAAAGAGTTAATGATATATTTTTAAGTGCCTTAAAAAGCCTTAAATCAGTTGATACAGATGATGAAGCTAAAATAGAATTTGCAAAGGATTTATATAATAGTCAAAGAGGACAAATATTTATTGCGGAGCATTTATTTGGTAAGCCAAAAGAAACAGTTGAAACAACTCACAATATAAACAACTTCGATATTAAAGAACTATTTACTATTGATAAAGATAAACAACAAATATAATCTACTTGGATCTGATAGTAGGTATTTTATAATTTCAGGTGGAAGGGGTTCGGGGAAGTCATATTCTGTGAACTCCTTTTTGCTATTGCTTACTTATGAAGTAGGACACATAATATTATTTACACGTTACACTTTAACTTCTGCTCACATATCTATTATTCCCGAATTTATAGATAAAATTGAAACAGCTAATTTACACTCAGATTTTCATATTACTAAAGATGAGATAGTAAATTTAAAAACAGGATCTAAGATTATATTTAGGGGTATTAAAACAAGTTCTGGAACACAAACTGCAAACTTAAAATCTATAGCTAATGTTACTACTTGGGTATTAGATGAAGCTGAAGAATTAGTTGATGAAGATATATTTGATAAAATTGATTTATCAATTAGGCACCAGACAAAACAAAATAGAGTTATACTTATTTTAAATCCAACTACAAAAGAACATTTTATTTATAATAAGTTTTTTCAATCAAAAGGAATTGATGCAGGAACTAATATTATTAATGGAGATACTTCATACATACATACAACTTACTTAGACAATAAAGAAAACTTATCTGAATCATTTATAAACCAAATAGAGTTAACTAAACAGAACAATATTAAAAAGTTTGAACACGTAATTTTAGGTGGATGGTTAGACAAAGCAGAAGGAGTTGTATTTACAAACTGGAGTTTTGGTACATTCAACCCAGATAATTTACAAACTTCTTTCGGTCAAGATTTTGGTTTTAGTATTGATCCGACTACACTTATAGAAGTTGCAATAGATAAAAACAAAAAGAAAATATATTTATTTGAGCATTTGTATAAACCTAAATTAACTACGTCTGAAATATCACAAATAAATAAACGAGTTTGCGGAGATAGATTAATAATAGCAGATAGTGCAGAACCTCGACTAATTGCAGAGATGCAAAACAACGGCTGTAATATAAAAGCAACAGAAAAAGGAGCTGGATCAATTAGTGCAGGAATAGCATTAATGCAGGATTATGAATTAATAGTTGAACCTAACTCAACAAACATAGCAAAGGAATTAAATAACTATATTTATTCTGATAAAAAAAGCGGATTAGTTATAGATAATTTTAATCACGCTATTGACGCAATCCGTTATAATGTATTTTTTAACCTATCAAATCCAAATCAAGGAAGCTATTTTATTTACTAGTGCAATACAAAAAAACAATTAATACGTTATATAATTATGAAAATTAAAATTTCAATTCCGACTTCTTTAAATGAAATAACTTTGGAGCAATACCAAAGGTTTATATCTATAGCAGAAAAGAACGAGGATAATAATTTCTTACAGTTAAAAATGCTGGAGATATTTTGTAATGTTTCTTTAGAGATAGCTTCTAATATGTCCTTAAAAGATGTAACAGAAATAACTGCAAGTATAAATGAAATGTTTGCTAAAGAATATAAATTACAAACTATATTTAAATTAGCAGATACTAACTTCGGATTTATTCCAAACTTAGACGAAATAAGTTTAGGAGAATTTACTGACTTAGATAATTACTTTGGTAAAATGGATAAGTTGCACAATGCAATGGCAGTTTTATATAGACCTATAATTGATAAGTTTAGAGATAAATATAGCATACAAGATTACAACGGTAGTATAACCTACTGCGATGTAATGAAGTCGATGCCAATGGATGTAGTATTTGGAGCAATGGTTTTTTTTTACAATTTAAGCAACGAATTATTAATCAGTTCCCTGAATTATTTGGAGGAGAATCCACAGGTGAAAGCTTTAATCGACAAGCACAATTCGGAGCTAAGTGGGGATGGTATTCATCTTTCTATGCTCTCGCTCAAGCTGATGTTAGAAGATTTGATGAAATTTCAAAACTTCAACTTATTACAGCACTCACGTTCCTAACATTTGAAAAAGAAAAAATAGAAATAGAACAATCAATGCTCAAAAAAAATGAATAATTACTACAAGATTACAGAAGATATTAGAGATGAACTTTTAAGAGATGCTATTATAAATAACGTTTCACAAGGAGATATATTCAACATTGATATAAGTAAAACTACTATATTTCCTTTGGCTCATATAGTAGTAAATACTGCAGTACAATCTGAATCTGGAAATACTAATATTTTTAATGTTTCAGTTTTATTTATGGATGTTTGTGATATATCAAAAGCAAATCCTTACGATTTATTTTTTGATAATGATAATGAAGCAGATATATTTAATGCTCAATTTGAATTAGCTAATAGGTTTTTAACTTCTTTACGCAGAGGTAATTTATACGATAAAAACTATAGACTAAATGGAACTGCAAACTTTGAAGCATTTAGCGATAGGTTTGAAAATAAAATTGTAGGCTGGACTTTAACATTTGGAATTGAAAGTAATAACGATATGACAATTTGCTAAATGGTTAATTTAGAACACACGCAAAAAACACTTGAAAAATTTAGAGATTATGTGATCCAACAATCACGTAGTAATTTAAGTAAAAGCGATAAAAACGTTTCTAAGAAGCTATATAATGAAATTAAAGGTAATGTTAAAGTAAGTGCTAATAGTTTTCAATTAGGCTTTGAAATGCCAATTTATGGACAGTTTCAAGATAAAGGAGTAAAAGGTAAGTTTTCAAGTTTAAAAGCACCTAATAGTCCGTTTAAATTTGGAAGCGGAACAGGTCAAAAAGGAGGACTAACTAAAAGCATTGAAAGCTGGGTAAAAAGAAAAGGATTTCAATTTAGACAAAAAGAAGGTAAAGGAGTTAAAGGACAATTTTTAAGTTATAAACAAACTGCTTTTTTAATTAGTCGTAGCATTTATACAACTGGATTAAGACCAAGTTTATTTTTTACAAAACCATTTGAAGCAGGATACAAAAAATACATTGACGAAGATTTAATTAATCAATTTGCATTGGATGTTGAAGATTTAATGCAATACACACTAAAAGATATAAAATAATGCAAAGATTTAACGCAAGAAGTCCGTATATAGTTACAGTATATGAAGATTCGCAACAAGTAGCAACAAGATTAGTTTTAGATATTTATTCGCAATTAGGATATTTATTAAAAACATATACTTTAGAGAAAAAAAGATTTTCACCTACACAATATAAAAACTATTATAACATAAGTCCTTATGTTTATGATTTACTAAATACTATTGATGAAAATGCTTTTTCTATTGTAGTTGAATTAACTGCTTATTATACTACTAATGGAATTGATTATAGTCCTACTACAAATGATATACCTCCTTTATTAGTTGCTACAAGTGGTTATTCAGATTATAATAATCCAAACTATTTGCAAACTGCAAACTTTATTCCATTATTAAAAGAAGTTAATTATACTATAAATTACGATAGAACTTTAACTTATCCTACTGCTGATTTTGCATTTGATTTTACAGGTAGTAATGATGTATTTTTATATGAAATTAGTAATGGTGCTACTACTAATTCTTTTAATATTACAAATAATGGTACTTTTAATTTTTTAAGATTACCATTAACACATAATGTAAGTGCTTATGCTGAAAAAAATAAATTTACAATTTATGTTTATAGAAATGGCGGAGGTACAAAAATAAAAGTTTATGAACAAAATTTAGTAAATCTTTGTGAATCAAAATACAATCCTATAAAATTAGATTTTATAAATAGATTAGGAGGTAAGCAATCAATGTATTTCTTTAAAAATTCAACTCAATCTATAGAAGTTAAAAGTTCAGAATATAACACTAATACTTTTGATGGTGGTTATCCAATATACAACGGGTTCTTAGGTCAAAAAAGAATTTACAATAAAAACGGAACTAAAACTATTAAATGTAATTCTGGATGGATTAATGAAGTAGAAAATGAAAACATACAAGATATAATGTTATCTGAAAACTTGCTTTTAACATACGATGAAGAAGGAACTACATTAACTAAAGCAGTTACTTTAAAAAGTAGTTCACAGCTATTTAAAACACATTTAAATGAGAAAGTAATTAATTACGAGTTAGAGTTTGAAGTTGCAAGTAGTTTAATAAATAACGTAGTATAATGATAAGCGTAGAAATTTATATAAAAATAGGAACGGAGTTTAAAAGAATTGATTTATTTAAAGATGAAAAAATTAGTCTTACTTCTTCTGTGCAAAATATTAATGATTTATCTAAAGTATTTACAGACTATACTCAATCATTTACTATTCCTGCTTCAAAGAATAATAATTTAATATTTAATTACTGGAATGAAAACGGTATAAATGATGGATTTGATCAGCGTATTAGATATGATGCAATAATTGAATTAAATACTATTCCATTTAAAAAAGGTCAAATACAAATTGAAAAATGTAACGAAAAAAATAATAGAATTGAAAGCTATTCTATAACATTTTACGGAAAGGTTAAACAGTTAAAAGATTTATTTAAAGAGGATAAATTAACTAATTTAGATTATACTTCAATAACTCACGCTTATAATGCTACAGAAGTTATAAATAGAATTGATAACACTACTAATGATAGTGTTTATTATCCTATTGTAGGAAACCAACACAAATATAGCTTTGCAGATGGTGGAGCAAATGATATTACTATTGGAGGTAGTTTGGCAAAATCAGTTGAATTTAATGATTTACTTCCTGCTATTCCTGTAAGTAAAGTATTTGAATTTATAGAAAATAAATATAATATAACTTTTACAAGTAGTTTATTTGATAGCTCTTATTGGACAGAACTATATTTATATTGTAAGAATATTGAAAAATTTACTAATTATAGTAATGCAGTTGTAATTGATTGGAATAGCGTTAATAATACTTTTCCAGAATTAAATTTAACTACAAATAAATATTATTTAAAATGGACTTTTGCAGATAATACTACAAATGTTAGATACCAAAAAACAACTGTAGAAATTACTCCAACAAATGTAAATATTAAGTATAAATTAATAATGCGAATTTATGACAATCCAGCTTTTGCAAATGGATCTATTTATAAAATATTTGATAATTTAATTGGTGTAAATTCATTATTAGTATTAGACACATTAAAAGTAGATAGCACTTTTGCAAATTATACTTTTGAAATACAAAGTGAACAGTCAATGACTTTTGATGCAGAAATGTATAATGTAAAATATGATAATACTTTAGTTTTATTTCAAATTAGAAGAGGTTATTCTGCAACAATGAATACTATTAGTAATATTAATATTGGTGCAGTAGTTCCTGATATTAAAGTTGTAGATTTCTTTAATGGAATTATTAAATTATTTAATCTAACAATTATAGCAACTTCTGAAACTTCATTTAATCTTGAACCTTTGGAATTTTTCTATTCTTATGGTAAATATATTGATATAAATAACTATGTAATTAATGACAGTGTAGATTTAGAAAGAACTAAACTATTTAAAAAATTAACATTTACACACGAAAAATCTGAAAATATAATAAACAATTTTTTTAGAAATACTTTTAATAGAGGTTTTGATTATGGTGATTTAATATATCAAGATGATCTTTCAAATGAAAGTGCAAGTTATGAAATTAAAACTCCTTTTGAAGATGTAATGTGGGAAAAAACTACAGATTATGATTTTATAACTACTACATTAATTGACAAAGATTTAAAGCCTTATAAACCTAAACCAATACTTATGTATAAAAATGGTTTAACAACATTAACAGCTGCTTTTAAAGTATATAATGGAAGTGGTTATACAAGCGTTTTAGATTATCAAAGATTTTCAAACGAATTATTTATTAATAATGATATAGCAAGTTTAAACTTTACTGCTGAAAATTCTTCTTGGATAAATTCACAAACAGCAAATAATTCTTTATTTGAACTTTGGTATAAAAACTATATTTCGGCACTTTATGATATTCGTTGCCGAATTATAAAACTAAAAGCAATAATTCCTATTCCAATGTTATCAGATATTAAGTTAAATGACAAGCTAATTTATAAAGATAAAAAATACATTATAAACACTTTTACAACTGATCTAACTACAGGAGAAGTTGATTTAGAATTAATAAGTGATTTTAGAGAATTACCAATAGTAGGCACTGGAAGATTTGCTTTAAAATCTTTTTTTAATATTGATAATACAGCACAAGATTTAGAACTAACTATTTTAAAATTAAATGCTGGATATTATGATGTTGAATATATACCTACAAGTTATCTTTCTTCAAACAATTATATAGATGGTACATTTATAGTTCCAATAGATGCAAACACTATAGGAAA